TGGGCTACAAATGAGGTTGGACTTTTACTGCTCAAGGCAAAACGGAAAATCTACATTTATGATGTTGCGTATCTTGACCGGCATGTTTGTGTGGGGCGAAGGATTACAACTTGCATCAGCTCACAGACTTACTACATCACTTGAAACATTTAGACAGATTGTTGGTTTGATTGAAACACATCCGGCACTTGAGAAGGAAGTAAAGAAAATCCGCTGGCAACATGGCGCGGAGGAAATAGAGTTATTTGGCAACAGGCGGTTTGTTGTTAAGGCTGCTAACAATGCAGCTAGAGGTTTAAGCAAACCCGAAACAATTCACATGGATGAGTTGCGAGAATACAAGGACGAGGATGCTTGGTCATCAATGCGCTACTCAATGATGTCTGCTAAAAATCCGCAAGTATGGGTTTATTCCTCAGCAGGAGATCAACATTCAGTTATCCTAAACAAATTGCGTGAGAGGGCATTGGCATCAGCTACAACCAATGACCCGATTGGGTGGTTTGAGTGGAGTGCCGAACCAGATGCGCCGATCAACCTTCCGTCAGGCGAGATTAACTGGTCTGCATTTGCTCAAGCCAACCCATCCTTAGGAATTACAATTCATCCAGATAACATTAAAGCTGCAATCAATGATCCACCGGATATTGTTAGGACTGAGTTGCTTACGCAATGGGTCGATACAATAAACAGCGCAATTGATCCGCAAAAGTGGGCAATGTGTCAAATAGATGCAATACCGCTAGATCCTGAGCAACCTACTTGGCTTGGCTTGGATTTGTCGCCCGATAGAAAATTTGGCGCACTAGTTGCTGCTCAAAGATTATCGGGTGAAAGATTTTATGTGCAATTGCTTCACACTTGGTCAAATGATTACAGCTTAAATGATTTAGCAGTTGCAAACGATATTGCGCCTTATGTAAGAAAATACAACACGCAAACTGTCGCTTACAGCAAAAGGACAAGTCAGGCAGTTGCATCAAGGTTAGTTCCTGCCGGCATTCAAGTAACTGACATGGATGGTGCTATTTATGCCGAAAGTTGTGATCGATGGCTTGGAGCAATTAACTCACACAGGTTGCAGCATTCTGGGCAAGAGGAATTAACACAGCAAACCTTGTCAGCTGCAAAATTGCCTTATGGTGATGGAAGTTGGATTATTGGAAGGCGAGCAAGTCGAGTGGCAGTTTGTGCAAGCGTTGCAACGGCTTTAGTAACTTATTTTGCGACACAACCCGAAACGGAAATAGACATACAAATCGGATAATTAGGTTATATGGTATATTATGTGCTAATGGGATTATTAGATCGTTTTATCACAAATAAGACAATTACACCACTAACTGATGTGGCTGCATCTTATGCACCTTACAACATTCAAGCTGCAATGGGTGGCGTATTCTTTGGAACACAATCTGCAACGCGTGAGCAAGCAATGTCAGTTCCAGCATGTGCAAGAGCAAGAAACATAATTTGCTCAACAGTTGGATCATTACCAATTGAAACTTACAATCATTTTACAAAAGAACACATTCGACCAACAAGAGTTTTAATGCAACCTGATCCACGAATTCCCGGATCTGCAAGTTATGCATGGATCGCTGAGGATTTATTATTTACAGGATTTGCTTATGGTCAGGTTTTAGATAGTTACTCAGACAGCGATGGCGCAAGAGTAAGAGCATGGACAAGAATTTCGCCAGATCGAATTACTTACCAATTAAATTACAATCAAACAGAAATTTTGTTTTACAGAATTGATGGTGAGGAATTACCTTTAAGTGGTGTTGGCAGTTTAGTTGTATTTAATGGTTTAGATGAAGGTGTGCTTAATCGCGCAGGTCGCACAATAAGAGCAGCACAAGAATTAGAAAAAGCAGCTGAGATGTATGCTAAAGAGCCAGTTCCAACAATGGTGCTAAAATCAAATGGCACAAACTTAACACCAGAGCGCATTACAAGACTACTTGAGAGTTGGAAAGCAAGTCGTGCAACTAGATCAACTGCATTCTTAAATGCTGATGTTGAATTACAAGCATTAGGTTTTGACCCTGCTAAATTACAATTAAATGAAGCCCGTCAATACTTAGCTCTAGAATGCTCACGCGCCGTTGGTATTCCGGCAAGTTTTATATCTGCCGAAACTACATCAATGACTTATTCAAACATGACAGCTGAAAGAAAAGCATTGATTGACTTTTCATTGCGACCAATCTTAACTGCAATTGAACAAAGACTTTCTATGGCTGATTTTGTGCCAAATGGTGTTGAGGTCAGATTTGACATTGACGATTTCTTGCGTGGATCTGCATTAGAGCGTGCGCAAGTTTATGAAATCCTAAATCGCGTTGGCGCAATGAGCGTTGAGCAAATACAAGAGGAGGAGGACTTGATCCGATGAGTAAAACATTAAAGATCAATTTCCCAATAACACTAACCGCAGCTGATAGTCGCAAGCGCACAATGTCTGGCACAATCGTGTCATTTGACGAAAAAGGCTTGACAAGTGCAGGTGCAACAGTATTTGAGAAAGGCAGTATTGATTTCTCTAAGCCTGTTAAATTATTGCTTGAGCATGACCGCACTAGACCAATTGGAAAAATGGTTGATGTAACAGAGGATGCCAAAGGCATTTACGCAACATTTAAGATTGCAGGAACAATTGCCGGTGATGACAGTTTATTAGAGGCAGCCGAAGGATTACGCGATGGATTTAGCGTTGGCGTAGTTGTAGATGATTTTGATGCTAACAAAGGTGTAATGACAGTCAAAGCATCAAGGTTAATGGAAGTCAGCCTTGTAACTGATCCAGCAATTGACAGCGCAAGAGTTACAGAGATTGCAGCTAGTGAAACACCAGAGAATTCCGAAGCAACCGCTGAGGAGCAAACAAAAACACAGGAGGACATTGTGTCAGATACACAAACAGCTCCTATCGCGACCGAAGCGGTAGAAGCTACAAAATCTGAGCCTGTGGCAATACAAGCAACTCAACCAGTTGCTTACACAAAGCCACGCTCACCAATTAAAACACAAGCTCATTTCTTAGAGCACTCAGTCAAAGCATCACTTGGAAATCGTGATAGCGCAGAGTGGGTAGCACATGCAAAGGCTGAGGATGCAAAAATGCTTACAGCAGCCGATGACAGCTTTACAACAAACCCAGCATTCAAACCAACTCAGTTTGTAACAACAGTTGTTGATACACAAATTGGCGCACGCGGTGCTATTGATGCAATTGGAACTCGACCATTGCCACGCGCAGGAATGACAGTTTCATTTCCAAAAATTACAACTTCCGGATCTGTTGCAGAAACAGCCGAAGGTGCTGGACCATCAGAAACAGGAATTGTCAGCTCATATGTTGACGCAACTGTAAAAGCCTACAAGGGTTTACAACGCTACAGCGTTGAAATTCTTGATCGCGCTGATCCAAGTTTCTATCAGGCAATGTTGGAAAACATGCGCCGAGTTTATGCTCAGGCAACTGAGGCTGCTGTTATTGCAGAATTAACATCAGGCGGAACAGCAGGAACAGCAACATCAGCNGATCTTGATGGAATTGTTGCATTCGTAAAGACAGAAACACCTGCTGCATATCTTGCAACTGGTGAGTTAGCAACACGCTACATTGCTGGAACTTCACAATGGGGATTACTAATTGGCGCACAGGACAGTTCAAAGCGACCAGTATTCTCAGCTGTTAATCCACAAAATGCTGCTGGCGCAGTTTCACCATTATCACTACGCGGAAATGTAATGGGTCTTGATCTTTATGTTTCTAACAAGGCTGTTTCAACTTCAATTGATGAGAGCGCATTTATTGTTGTGCCATCAGCTGTTGCAATCATGGAAAGCCCAGTTCTACAACTTTCTACCAACATCATTACAACTGGCGAAATTGAGACAATGCTTTACGGCTACATGGCTGTTAAGACACTTGTTGCCGGTGGAGTTAGACGCTTTAACCTAACCTAATAATGGTCATGCCTGTGGTTGCTCCCGATCACAGGCAGTTGCTCTAGGGAGACTTAAAGGAGATGACATGCCAACCATAATTACAGCTGCACAGTTGCGAAGTGTGCTTGGTGTGTCATCTGCCTTGTATGACGACACTTATCTAAATCAAATTATCGACACAGCAGAAACAGTTGTTTTGCCAATGCTTGCACAATATAAGAGTTTTGTGCAAAAAACATCATTGACAGATAATGTTGCAACATTTACAACATTAGGAACACATGAATTTACAGAAAACCAATCAGTTGTTATTGCCGGATGCCTTAGCCCATACAACGGAACTCGCACAGTATTGGCTGGCGATCTTACAGATACTACCTTTACAGCATCGATCACAAATGCAAATGTATTGGAAGCTAATGTCATTCCATCCGGAACTGCTACCTTATCAAATGCAACAACTTATGTTGGAAACGCAGCAGTNNAANNNGCAATCTACACAGTTTCAGTNGAAGTNTTTCAAGCAAGACTTGCTGGTGGAGGACAAATCGAAGGAGTAGATTTTACTGCAACTCCGTTTCGCATGGGGAGATCGCTTTACAATAAATGTGTAGGTTTGTTAGGTTCATACATCGATCCCGAAGGTATGTGTCAATAAATGCCAAATCAGACAATTCTTGAACAGATCAGAACACCTTTAGCAACTGCTTTATCGAGCGTTGCAGGAAATGTCTACGCCTTCGTTCCAGAGTCCGTAATCCCTCCAGCTGTGGTGTGCGTTCCAGATTCACCATATCTTGAATTTGAAACAATTAGCAAATCAAACATTCGTGCTAAGATCAATATGACCATCACAGTTGCAGTTGCTTACAATAGCAATCCAGCATCGCTCGACAATATCGAGCAATTAATAATAAGTGTTCTGGCAGTAATTCCTAGCGGATATATTGTCAGCTCGGTCGAAAGACCAACAGTTACCACAGTTGGAGCATCAACGCTGCTCATCGCAGATGTCAGAGTAAGCACCTACTACACACGAACAATCTAAGGAGAAATTATGGCAACCCAAGTAATTACCGGTCGCGATGTTTCGCTGTCTTTTTCAGGTTCTTACGGAACAGACATCGATGCGCAAGCATTATCAGCGACTTTAACCAAAACAATTGATCGCCAAACATATCAAACACTTGATGGCGAGGCTTACAAAACAACCAATGTTGAAGCAGAATTTACAATGGAAATTCTTGCAGATTGGGGCAAGACAAGTTCAGTATGTGAAGCTCTATGGGGTGCAGCAGATAGCGCACCAGATACCACATTCACAGTTACAATGACAGTAACAACAGGACACACTTTTGCCTTTGATTGCTTACCAGCTTATCCAGCACCAGTTGGCGGAACAGGTGCGGATGCACAAACTGCAACATTTACTTTCAAAGTATCTAAGGGTGCAGTAACCGAAACACTATAATAAAAAAACGGGAGCAAACAAATGAAGTTACCAATAACAATTGAATACAGCTCAGGCGAGCAAGCAACATACATTGCCCAACCGCCTGAGTGGGCGAAGTGGGAAAAGCAAACAGGAAACACAATTGGACAGGCTCAAGACAAAATGGGCATATCTGATCTTATGTTTCTTGCATACCATGCACATAAGCGAGAAGCAGGTGGCAAACCTGTAAAACCTTATGATGCTTGGATGGAAACTGTTACCGATGTAATAGTCGGTGATGCAAACCCAAAAGCCACGCAGCAGGAAGCCTAAACAGATTATTGGTTGAGTTGGCATTAGCCACACACATACCAATGAGCGAATGGGTTGATGCAGATGACATTTATACAGCGATAGAGGTATTGGAGGAAAGGTATGGCAAGTGAAACAATTGCATACAACAAATCTGATCTACGCGATCTTTACAAAGCCTT